ACCAGTAGACGGGAATGAAATAGGATAGTCCACATCCGATAGCGTAATATAAGTCTCCCCACTTGCAGCCATGTCAAGGAAGAGCGTCGATACGGCATATGTCTGGACGCAATGACAAGGTATATCGCGAAGCGAGCCGTAAATGATTCCCTCATATTTTCCGATGGCGTTTGGGGCGGCATTGGCCCAATTGGTGGTATTGATTTCAGTGAACAGATTTTTTGAGTCAAGATGGTGAAGGATCGAAAAAACCTCGATATCAAACCATTCCTGTTCCGCTTCCGTAATTTCGCCAAATGCGCCCCTCAAAAGTTTGGTTGATACATCTGAGCCAAAGACCTCCCCGGTATCTATATAGAGCGAATAGAGCTCCATTTCTCTGCGGGTAATAGTATTTGTATCGAAATATTCAAGGAGGGTTGCGACAGATTTAAGGGGAAGGTTTGAAAACCTCAATTTAGCTTTTAGATTCTGATATCCCCCCAATTGTCCAATGGATTGCCCGAATCCTGATAAATCCTCGAGATAATCCTCGTAGTTATGACCATTAAAACTAAAATTCCTATCTGAGAAATATAGAGTTTCGCCATCAAGAAGTATATGGATGAAAAAGACTGGTTGCAAAAATGGCCTATCTAACTTCATGATTTGATTAGCATTTAGGCTTTTAACCATATTATCAACTCACTGCTGTTTTGAGTTTTGACCGGTCTTTATTCCAAAGTTCCGCCAAGGCCTCATCCATGTCAGCCACCATTTCCTCGGATGTGGTCCCATAAACATTCATCGTATTTACATTAATAGATACCCCATATCCCCCCCCACCCCCTCCAGCCTTGGCATATGCCTGGGCTTCTGTTAAATATGATTTTTCTACTTCTAAAGCTGTAATTTTAGGTTGATAAACACTCCGCATATATTTTTCATAAGATCCAGCTCTCCAACCTGGCTGATATCCCATTGATTCTGTGATGATATCCTGGTATTTTTTGATTTGCTCGTTGATTGAGGAAAGATTCATTTGAAATTTCAGGTTTGAAATATAATCGCTCATTCCCTCGAAACCACCATAAATCTCCTCAATCTTTTCCATAATAGGCATTTCCGAAGAACCAGTTCCCGTAATATTAAAAACAACAGAAATAGGCTCAAGCATTCGCTCACGTATGGTCTCAAAATCTGTCCAAAGATCACTGAGTTGCCCCTTGGCGGAAGAAATGTCAAATTCAAGTTTCATGGGTTCTTTAACGATGGCATTTAATTTAGAGACTTCATCTTCTAATTTTTTAATTTCAGTTTTGAGTTTCGCCGCCTCGGTATCCTGGGCTGTCATTTTCTCGAATTTCTTGGTGGCTTCATCAAGTTCTATGATCATATCCTTCCAATCTCCTGATTCTATCATATACTTGAAAACATCAGTATATTTTTCTTTGGCCTGTCCAAGTTCTTCTCCCGTAAAAAGACCAGTTCCTAATAATGTTTCATATTCTTTTGTCATTTCTCCAATCCAAGATTTCGTAGCAGCTTTTGTTCCTATTCCAAGTTTATCCATAATATCCAATGCCGATTTATTCAAATCGTTAAGTCTATCTTGGAGTTTAAGAATTTCTTCTCGCTTGGTTTTTTCACTATCGAGCATTCTGAGTCTGCCCTTCATCATATTTTCTTCAAATTGATAAAAATTAGACATCTTGTAGTTTTGTTCAATGATATCCTCTCTGGCTTTTTTAAAGGCATCCAAACTTTTATCTGCGGTTATTGTTGGCGCAGTTGTCAGTTTTTTTTCAGGTAAAATCCCAACCGTTTTGGTTTGTAATTTCATCAATTCCTCAAATTCTTCGGGCCGGAGCATTCCCAATGTCATCCTTGCCTTTAACCAGGCTTCTCTATTCCCAATTGTTTTAGAAATTGCTTCTGGAATGTTTTCGCCTTTCCCAATTCTTTCTGCAAGTTCTATTAATTTCAATATTTTTTCAATGAATTTTTCAACCTCCAAGACCACAGGGACAAGAGTTTTAGTCTTTAATATCTCAAATTTTTTCCCGAATCGTTCAAATGCCTCGTCCGCTTTGGCCAATGCCTCCAGGGTTTCAGTATTAATTTCTATACCCAATCTTTCAAATTCTTTCCTGTATTTTTCGAGAGCACTTGAACCCTGGTTTAAATACGGGATTATTTCTTCGCCTGCTTTGCCAAAAATCTTCAATGCGATGGCTATCTTTTCAGGTCCCTCTTTCCACCCCGAAAATTTGGCGCCGAATTCCTCCATCATGGTTCTGAGACTCTTCATCTTGCCTTCCGAATCATAAACCGACATGCCTAATACTTTGAATATATCAGCTCCTTCTCCCACCCCCCTTGCGACCTCGTCCATCGTTTTTGTCAGATTCCGAAGCCCTATTGTCAGCGATTGAGTGGAGACATCCGACCTCATCGCCATGTATCCAAATTCCTGGTATTCCCTTGTTGTCATTCCGAGTGTTCTTGCCGACCTCATTATTTCATCCCCAAAGGCCGCAACATTTTTTGTCATATCATAGATTTGCTTTCCAGTCCGATAAGCTCTTTCTCCCAAATTGATTATCGAATCCCATTTGATAATAGATAAGGCTTTATCCATTTTAGAAATTTCATTCGTAACTTTACCGATATTGCCCCCAATGGCTTGTAATTTTAAACTTCCATCATCAGAGACTTTAAATTTTAATTCAACCGTTCTTTCTGCCATTATTCATCCTTTTTGAAAATTTCATCAGCGAATGCCAAAATCTTTTCAAGACACTCAACCTTATCTTCAACCTTTAAAATTTTCATTGCTGCCATAATTGCCTCGATCCTAATACTAATCGGCCCCCCCATGGGACTCATTACCAACTGGCTTCTGCATAATTCCCATACTGAAAAAGCCTCCCCATTTTCACCCATTATCGTGGGTCGCTTGCATTGTTCAGCACAGGGAGGCTCTTTATTATTCTTTTCGTGTATTTTATGACATTCTTTACAGTCCGCAAGAGGGTCTTTTTGTTTTAACCACCCCGCGAACTCAAGGAGATTTTCTATTTCTCGTTCGTTTTTTTTTCTTGGAATTTTTCAATATCCATCACTATATTTTGAATGAATATATCAAAATCGTAAGCCTCCCGCATCAATTCAAGAGCATTTTCTTCGGAATAAGGGAGCTCCATCTCGGGATCCCCATCCATTTTAATAGGAAGCATCTTTGCAAGTGTCTTTAATTTGAGGCCAGTCCATCCCGCAAAAACTTTCTGGATAAAATCCTTATAAAACTTCTCGGAGTTCATTTTTTCCTTCCGAGTATGATCCTTCTGGTCCCAAAACCAATCAGTCGCCTTTTCTCCAATCCTCCTCATCTCGGAACGTGAAAGATATCGGATTTCAATCTCAAAATCATCAATATATTTCACCTTAATAGTCCTTCCCTTGATATCGGAGTCCATCAATTCCCTGATCGATAACATAAAACCTCCGTTTTTGATTTTATGCAGCAGTTGCCCTTGTAAGCGCTGTTCCCTGTGCTTGTATTCTGAATTTGATTGCTGCCTTAGCCCCAACTATTCCATCCGCAACAGGTTGATAAGTGGGTATAATCCCCGTTCCAGAGAATTGGGGATTGCTCAGACCAACGACCCCTGCATCAGGTCGCCATATGACCGCACAAGTCCCAGCGGCCCAAGCAGTATAGACTTTTTCGTCTACCCCGTCATCGGCGAAATCCTGAAACAATTCGATATCGAAGGCCCAATCCTGAAGCCCTTTCGATCGGGATAAGGCAGTATCTCCGTGTGCCCCATCATCATGCATTACCCAATCAAAATTCGGCACAACTGACCTAACAACTCCCAATGCGGACATGTCTGTTGAACCAACTGTTAAATGGCAGTTACGATATACGCTCTGTGCACACATTTTTTATTTTCTCCTTTCAAATTTAATTATCAGGGTAAATTCCCTTTTTAAACATATTTTTAAATCCTTCTCACAATATTGCTACCGCTACAATCAGCGTAAAAGACGGAGTTGTGCCGCCGATAGTGAATTGACAACGAAACCAAATGTCATCCGAAATTGGCCCAGCGATCGGGGTAGCCCATTGATACCCGATTGCTGTCTTTTGGGAGAACGTGATTCTTGTCGTAGGTGAAAGGAATGTTTCTAATGCATCACTCTGGACAATAACGTCTAATGTTGGAAGCGTTCCTGATGCGGCCACCACATGAAGAACTCCATAAAGTTTTTTACCCGATGCCACCAAACCTAAATTGAACGGCGTGCTGGTTCCTGTGACTAATTCGATTCCGTTTTGCAGGATATTGCCTCGACAAAGTTTTGTCCCCCTCCCTATCACGTCCACCGAATAAGGAAGCATATCGCCAACAGGCCCGCCTGTTTTGTAATTTGAATGGCTCCCAAGGAAGAAATGGGCCGCCTCTCCCTCCGCTCCTGTCAATAATCCGATAGTGACCGGAATATCCTCAAGGGCAAAGGTAGCCATTAATGCCCCCATCAATGCCTCTTCTAATTGACCCGCCCCCAGGTTAAGGAATCCTGAGGCAGCAAGTTTGATGTCCTCGAGCCCTTTGGCTCTTGAAAGGGCCGAATCCCCGTAGACCGTATCATCCTTCATAGCCGCATCGGCCACAAGATCAATCTTATTTGTATCCCCTGTGAGGTCGTATGCCCCCCAGAAAAACTTGCAATCTCTGAGAACTCCCATTTTTTAGCCCCCTGTAAGCTTTAGAACCCTGTTTAAATCGACTTTATGCCTATCCCTGAGTATATGGATCACCCATT